GCCCAGAAAGAAGGTATCGAGGCGCAGCATCTGGCACAGGGTGGCGACACCGCCGAGACCATGAAGATGCAGCAGGAGATGCAGCTTGAGCAGCAGCGCTTCGAGATGGAGAAAGAAAAACACGCGCTCGACCTCGACTTCAAGCGCCAGGAGCTGGCCATGAAGCTCCAGTTCGAGCAGGAGAAGCACGCGCTTGACATGCAGATCAAGCAGCAGCAGGCCGCGCAGCAAGCGCAGCAGGCCGAGCAGAAAGCCTACGCAGATCGCGCCAAGGCAGCGCAGGCAGAGAGTTCGCCCACAACCACAACCACAACGGAGTAATTTATGGCAGGCACAGACGAAACAATCGACCGTGGAGACACGTTCACACCCGACGTTGACGACACCAGCGACAAGCTGGAGCCCGATAGTCTAGGTCTATCGCTCGAAGACGAGCTATCGGCCAAGGCCGAAGGGGCCAAGCCGGAAGCGGCTGAGCCGGAGCGCGACGACAAGGGGCGCTTCATACCCAAGAGTCGGTTCGATGAGGCGGTGCAGCGCGAGCGCGACAAGGCTGAGACCGCCCAGCGCCAGCTCGTCGAGCTACAGAGGCAAATGCAGACTGTCAACCGAGCGGCCGACACGTCGCAGCTCGAAGCCCAGCTCGTCGAGCTGCGCAAGGCCGACCGGCGCGCCATGATGGACGGTGACGAGGACAAGAGCGTGGCTCTGTCCGCGCAGATCGACCGCATCAACCGCCAGATCATCATCCAGGAGAGCCAGAGCATGAGCTCGCAGGCTGGCGAGGAGGCGCGCGAGGGCATCCGTGTCGAGATGGCCATCGAGAAGCTCGAAGATGCGTACCCGGCGCTCAAGGAAGGTTCCGACGCGTTCGACCAGGGACTCGTCGACCTGGTGCTGGCCGCGCAGAGTCAGCTCATCAACCGCGACCGCATGAGTCCGTCGCAGGCGCTGATCAAGGCTACCAACGACATCATGGTGCGCTTCCAGCCGGCCAAGACGATCGACGACAAGCCCGCCGGTGGTCTGTCTGGAGCCAAGGGCTCCGACCGAGCACAGGCCGCGCGGTCCAAGAACGTGGTGGCTGCGCAGCGCACTCCCCCAGACCTGCGCGACGTCGGGCTCGACAGCGACAAGGCTGGCATGCGCGACGGCACAGGCATGCCGCGCAACGTCGAAGACCTCAAGTCGATCCCGCTGGCCACACTGAAGAGGATGCGTGGAGATTTGGCCTAGTCGGTTGAACTCTAACGTAATTTGATGTAATATCGCGGCGTTGCGCGCAAAGCGCGGCGCCTCGCTGTTCCAGAGCGACATCTGGAAATTGATAGCGTACCCATCAGCCTGGGGCGGCGACACAGCCCCCGAAGCGACTCCGTAAGAGCCGAGCAACTCGCAGTCACCGCGACATCGTGGCCTGAGACGAAGCACAGATTGCTTCAGAGATTGTTCGACTACTTATTCAAAAAGGAGTTGCCACCATGGCAAATACTAACTTTGCGCTGCTCACCAGCGAACAAAAAACCCTCTGGTCGCTGGACTTCTGGCGCCAGGCCCGCAACACATCGTTCATCAACAAGTTCCTCGGCTCTGACGAGAACTCGCTGATTCAGCACGTCACAGAGCTGAAGAAAACCCAAAAGGGCGCACGCGCCGTCATGACGCTGCTCACCGACCTCGAAGGCGACGGTGTCGTCGGAGACCGCACGCTGCGCGGTAACGAGGAACAGCTCAAGAGCTACGACAAGGTGATTCGTATCGACCAGATGCGTAACGCCAACATCAACGACGGTCGCATGGCCGATCAGAAGACCGTCGTGCAGTTCCGCGAGAACAGCCGCGACAAGCTGGCCTACTGGGCATCTGACCGCGTCGACCAGCTCGCCATGCTGACGCTGGCCGGCCTGTCTTACAGCACCAAGCTCAGCGCCGTCGGCGCTACTGTGGGCCGCGTGGGTTCAGACCTGCCGTACCTGGAGTTTGCAGCCGACGTGGTCGCACCGAGCTCCAAGCGTTTCGGTCGTTGGAACGGCACATCCAAATTGATGGAGTGGGGCACCGGCACGGGCTCCGTAGCCATTGGCGACACCCCGTCCTACAACATGCTGGTGCAGGCCAAGGCATACGCCAAGGACAACTACGTTCGTGGTTGCAAGGACAAGGGCGGCGAAGAGGTCTATCACGTGTTCTTCTCGCCACAGGCCATGGCCAAGCTCAAACTTGACCCTGAATACCTGTCGAACCTGCGCTGGGCGCGCCAACGCGGCGAGGACAACCCGCTGTTCACAGGCGACGTGGTACGCGTCGACGGCATGTACCTGCACGAGTATCGCCACGTGCCAAACACCCGCATGACACCCAGCACCCAGAAGTGGGGCGCGGGCGGGCTGATCGACGGCTGCCAGATTCTGTTCTGCGGTGCGCAAGCTCTCGGCATGGCCGACCTCGGTGCTCCGCACTGGGTTGAAGAAGGTGCAGACTACGAGAACCAGCAAGGTATCTCGGTGGCCAAGACCTTGGGCTTCCTCAAGCCTCAGTTCTACACCCAGTACAGCGGCGGCACGACCGAAGACTTCGGCGTGATGTCTCTGTACGTGGCCCAGTAACAGCCGCACGGCGGGCTGCGGCCCGCTTGCTTCATCAAATTTAGGAGTAAATCATCATGACGATCAAACATCGTTCGCGCGGCGCTCAGTACCCTCTGGTGGCTGAGTATGTCTTCAACTACAACGACGGCATGGCGTATCTGTCTGCGCTGAACGGCGCAAGCGTCGACACGCAGCCCAAGGCCAACGTCACGGACTTCGGTTCTGGCGTGCAGCCCAACGGCATGCTGTCAGGCGTCACATACGTCGCCGGTGGCGGTGGTACGACAAAATACTTCGAGGTGCTGGGCCTGCCCATCGGTGCCCAGGTGATCGGAGGCGACATCCACGTCGAGAACGCCTACGTCGGTCCTGCTACGGCCACCCTGTCTCTGGGTACGTCGGCAGCCGGCACGCTGCTCGCCACCACGGTCGACCTGAAGACCGCCGCACGCACTGCGCTGACGGTCCCGCTGGAAGACTCTGACGCAGCGCCGTCGGGTGTGTTTACAGGTCTGGACGTGCGCGCCACCCTGGCTCTGGGTGCTGGTGACGCCACCGCAGGTCGCGTGCGCGTCCGCGTGATGTACACCATCGACGGTCGCATCAACGAAGTCAGCACGACATAAGTGCCGCCTTGAAGCGGGCTGCAGCCCGCTTCTTTTTTAACCTTTGGAGATTCTCATGCCGGACTACGTGCTCAACCGCACCTACACCCACCGCTCGACACTGGGCCACATCATCAATTTTGTAAAAGGACAGCCCGTGTGGGTGCCGCAGGCACTTGAGCGCGAGGTCGTCCAGTTCGGTGCCGAGCCTGTCGACGGGCCCAAGTTAGACGTGCTCGACCCGGAGAAGAAAGCACTGCCCCTGGCACCTGCTGGCGACGAGCGCAAGGCCCAGATTCTGGCCGTATTTGCCCAGCTCGAAGCGCGCAACCAGCGCGGCGACTTCACTGGCCAGGGCCGTCCGAACCTTTCCATTCTGAAAGAGCTGCTGGGCTTTGAGGTCATCACGCGTGAGCGCGACGATGTCTGGGAAGAGTACATGAAAGCTAAGGCGTAGCATGACCTCCGACGACCTGTACGCACTGTTCAGGAGCGACATCTGCGACGTTGAGCTTCCGTACCTCTGGAGCGACACAGAGGTGTGGATGTACATGAACGACGCGTACAGGATGTTCGTCAGACTCACGGGCGGTGTGCCCGACGCGACGTCGTCCATCACGCAGCTCGACCTGGTACCTGGTGAGGCCACCAGCGTCGTCAGCCCGCTCATCCTGCGCTTTCGCAACGCCTACCTGCTGTCCGACGGTACCGAGCTCAAGATCATCAACGAGGCCGAGATACCTCTCAAGGGCGACCGCGACTACGGCCAGGTCGTCACCCAGCGCCGCAGCATGTTGCAGGGTCACGTCGAGTACATGATTACCGGCATGAACCGTGGCGCCACAGGCGGTACGGTGCGCTGGCTGCGCATACCCGACAAGGCCGACACGGTGCAACTCAGCGTGCAGCGCCTTCCGTTGGAGACCGTCGAGCCTGGCTTCGAGTTCCCCGACATCGGTGAGGAACACCACGAGCACCTCATGCTCTGGATGAAGTCCCGCGCTTATGGCAAGCAGGACGCCGAGACTTTCGACCGTGGCCGGCGCGACGAGTACGACCAGGCGTTCCGTGCGTACTGCGCCGCTGCCAAGGCCGAGTGGAACCGCTACCGCAGCCACAACATGACAACTGCGTATGGAGGCATCTGATGGCTGCAGCAAAACTAAAACTCACTATCGAGCAGGGCGCCACGTTCCGCAAGATGCTGACGTGGAAGGCCGGTGACCCGCTCGCTCCCGTTAACCTGACTGGGTGTGCCGCACGGATGCAGATTCGCGCCACGCTCCCCTCCCCTGTCGTGCTCCACGAACTCACCACTGACAACGGCGGAATCACCCTGGGTGGTACAGCCGGCACCATCGCGTTGTACATCAGTGATGAGCAGACAGCGCTGATGGCTTGGACCACAGGTGTCTGGGATATTGAGATCATCACCGCTGCCGGGGATGTCACCCGTCTACTCTACGGTCCGGTCACTGTCAGCCCGGAGGTGACACGGTGATCGAAACCATTACTGTCACTGAACTGGTGACCGAGCACGCCACAGATGTGGTCGCAGCACTTGAACCTTCCGTTGAGCTGGTGGAAACCTCTGCTGAGTTCATCGTTGTGGTCGCCGAGCACACACCTGAAGTCATAGAGGTAGCATGACAACACGCACCACCATCGTCATAAATGACAGCAACATCGAAGTCGTCGATGTCGGTACCACCATAGTTTTTGGTGGGGCCTCGACAGACAACACATCAACCATCATGCGCACCGCAGGAGCGGGCGGTATCAACGGCCACCGGGCTGTCGCCATCGACGTCAACGGGCTACTGATGCACGCTGACCCTACAGTGGCTGAATCATTCATTGGAATCAGCAAGAACGCGGCTGTAACAGGTGATCTCGTCGCCGTCGCCGTGCGAGATTCCATAACGGAGCCGGCTTGGGCATGGACACCAGGCAGACCCGTATTCTTCACTGCTGGTGGACTACTCACGCAGACCCCACCGACCAGTGTCTGCGTGGCTACCGTGGGCACTGCGCTCACACCCACATCTATCCTGATAGTTCGTCTCACCCCCATTTTTATTGGAGCGTAAACCATGGCACAGCCACAGAAATTCATCAAGTTATCCAACGGTCGTCTAGTCGAGGAGGTTGTGGAGTCCATCTCCTCAACCTCAGGCGCTACGGATGCCAACAAACTCATCGTCACGACAGGAGACGGCAAGATTGACCCCAGTCTGCTGCCCACCGGCGTGGCCGCCGACACCCTCATGATCGTTGCCAGCGAGACACTCAGCGCTGGCGACTTCGTGAACATCTGGGACGATACAGGTGTGGCGAAGGTACGCAAGGCAGACGCCTCTATGGTAGGTAAAGAGGCTGATGGGTTTGTCACCAGCGCTGTGACCTCTGGCCAGTCAGCGCTGGTCTATTTTGAAGGTCGGAACAGCGGGCTGACGAGTCTGACACTCGGTGCCCGGTACTACCTAGGTAATACCCCCGGTACGGCAGTCACGACTGTACCGTCGGGCGCGGGTCATGTTGTCCAGTACCTTGGCCGCGCGACCACTACCACCAGCCTCGTGTTCGAGGGTACTGACGGTGTGATTCTGGCCTAACGCCATGCCATGCCCGCACTCGTCCTACGGCAGGGTCGCATCAGTGAGGAACAAGCTGGTGAAGCTGACGTGTACCCGCTAC